ATGTATAATAAATATGATAGAACATTTAGCAATTTCGATGACTATAGGTTTAAAAACAAGTTTAGTTATTATCAGTTTGTTAAAGCGTTGAGTATTTCATCAATCAACGCCATGAAGAAACAATCTATCAGAATGGCTCTATATTCTATATTATGGATTGTCACAATAATAGTTTTGGCGATGCAGAGTTTTGCTTCATACGGAACGAAAAATTCAATTCAACAGGTCATGTGCCTGAATCAAATTGATAATGATATTAAAACTAATAATATTATTGAATATGATATCATTAGTCCTAATGTGTATACATCATCAAATGGGCTCCATTATATTATTTCATACTATAATCAAGATGATACAGAACTTATTTTGACAAATTCGCAATATGATTTGTTGAAAAATGATAAAAATGCATCTTATCGCATTACATACTATCATTCATCAGGATTTGTAATTATTGTTGAAAAAACAACTATAAATACGTAGTAAAAACAATGTCTCAATTTACAAAATCATTCCTATGGAGATTTATATTAGATATAATTCTGCACCTGATTGGTATGAAGATTTTTTATTTGATGATGATAAACAGATTGCACAGGACAACATCAACACTTTAAAATCTATTTATGACAATAATAATTTAGGAGTGATATATTGTTAAAGGCTGGAGAAAGACTACTTCAAAATTTAGCTAAGCAAGAATATAAAACTGGCGCTCTAAAGACAGTTATTGTTGTTTCGGTTATATTGAGTGTAATATCCGGTATAATTTTCGCTGTTATGCTAATTAAAATGAATTTTGAAGGATTTGATAGTTTAAAGTATGTGGTATACTTGATAGTAATGGATTTAATATTTAGTTTTTTACTTTATTTTTCTTGTACATTAATAGTAATATCATTTATACGGACTTTATTACCACAAAATGTGCTAACTAAAATAATATGTTTTATCTTATCCGTAATCGTCTTTTTATGCTTTTCACAATCTTACCAGAAAATCTATGCTGAAAATACGGCTGATTCTAAAGGTTCATTTAGCTTTAGCGCAGATTTAAAATTTATACAAAAATATTTTGAATATCCTGATGATACTATTGAACAGGCAGAATATTATATGTATGTTTCAAACTGTAGATATTCAACATCAATTTGTTTTGTAAATATGGATTTTACTGATATTAAAAGTGGAAACAATGTTGAACTCGTTATGCCTAAAAATTTTCAAACCTTAATACATGATTTGAAGCGAAAATCTGATAAAGATTTTATAAAATTAAATATATGTGTATATCAAAATAGTCATGTGGTGACATCATATAATTATTCTGTAATTTCAAAAGAAGAAATTGCAGAATATGAAGAAGTATTTAGCTAGGAGGAAAAACAATGACTCAATTCACAAAATCATTCCTATGGCGCTTCATATTAGACATTATCTTATTGGGGATATTTGTTAGGCTTTGCCAAAATATGTTGATACTGAAAATATCAAAAATTTAACAACGAAGGTTTCTGGTTATATAGACAAGTTAAAGAAATATAATGGTTTTTTTGAAACTCTCAAAGAAATAAGCGGCGTATTGACACTTTCATATTACTCCTCGCAATTTGAAAATTTTGTATAAAACGTTTTGATGCGTCCGATCCGCTTATAAAGAGTTGTCTTCTTAATATCAAGCTTTTCGCTGATATCTTTGACTTTATATCCGTCGCGGAGCATACTGAGTATTTTGTCAAGCTGATAGCCTTTTTTCTTGAGATAATCGGTAAACTGTTCCATTTCTATCTCCCACTCAACCTGCTCAATCGAGTTGTTTGGATCTGCAATCTCAAAACCGTTTCTATCACGCAGATCTTCAAGCGAACATAGCGCAGATGTTTTATTATTAAGTTTACCCGCCTTAGGACAGCCAAAGCAGCTTTTGGTGCATCTTACCGGCATGCCGTTTTTGCCTTCGATCAGGCACTTATGTTCTCTTTCATCTGCTTTATCTTCGCTCCAGGCAGGCCTCATATAGTCATTGCAGATCTGTTCGTCTGCTTCTTTAATGTATACAAGCTGCATTTTTGAGCCTATCCTTTTATAGGAAACTTTCTCGGCTTCGAAGTTGTTTCCCACCGCAAATTCTTTGCTGATAGGCATATATAATCTTTTGTACATGTTATTATTCCTCCTTTTTGGAGGAACTCATGCCCATCTGACGAAATCAAAAGTTTATCCATAAGGATTCCTCCTAAAATGGTTAAACTGACTGTCAATAATGATCAGTTGCTCTTATGTCCACAAAGCGGCTTTATTGACACGGGTTAATTACTCCCAGCTGCCTTGAAGAGAGCCCTTTTGTATCTTGCTCAGGATCATTTCAAAAGAATTTTCTTTTGTGTCCTCATTATAACATAGCCTGATCGTGGGGGCAATCAACTCAGACTTTAATAACGAAAACCCAGCAAAAAAGGGCTTATCTGCTGTTTCATGGTCTGAAAACGGCGGATAAGCCCTTAAATTTATATATTTTATTAAAGTCTAACGCGAATAATTATGCTCAAAAAAATAAGATTTGTATAGTTGCACTAATTTATCTTGTGAAATTTGTGCACTTTTCTCTTTTTGCTTTTTTCTCTCTCTTCCCAGTTTTGTTGGTCTTTTTCAGCTCGTTTTTTATCATATAGTTTGATTTTAGGCGATTCGATCTCATCAAGGTATTTCTGCCACTGTTCAAGTGTTTCATCTGTATGGCACATTACAAGATCCATAAAGATGAAACCTTCTGTAGTATGAGGAAAGTCTACTTGAGCTTTATTCATCAAATCGAAGCAATATGCAGGAGCAAGATTTAATCCTATAAATAGTTTCATTAGGGTTTGTAATTTTACTTCTTTAACTTTGCCAGTTCGTATATGGCTTAACGACTGTGTGCTGATTTGAGATCTCTGAAATAATTCAAAAGCAGTTAGTCCTTTTCGCTTAATATGAAAGTTTAAAGTTTTTACAAAAGATCCGGGTAGATCTTCGAAAACCTTTACCATCTCTTTCGCACCGCTTTTAACTTTCTTTAATTCGTTTTTTTCTTCATCTCCTAATGCATCTAAGTTCTTTGATTCATCATTGCTTGCTTCCACAAAAGAACTTGCCGAGAACTTTCTGCAAAGAAACCCTAAATTACCATACGAATCATCATACGCTCTATCGTATTTCCTTTCACGTTTAAAAACAAGGCAGCACTCGTCAGCATGGTCGAGCGCGTATCTTGTCATTGAAGGAAAGCCCTCTTTATCATACTGTATGTACTTTTCATTGTTGATACAAAGCATATTGTTGACGAATACTATTTTATTGGCGAGTAACAGAGCGTACAGATCGGGCGAATCGATGACCAATTTTGCCGCACTTACTGAGTTGATGACAAATGTTTCATTTTTGCCTAACGCATTCTTGTCAAAAGAGAAAGGCTTGATGTACTTGCCGTCAACATAAACGAATACACCCTTTGCCTGCTCAAACCCTAACTCAGCCGCACGCAGCTTTGCCGAAGACCTTGATACATTGAAAAAGGCAGCGGTGCTGTCAATAGTCTGTTGAAATAACTCTGCATCTCTTACGTTTTCGGGCGTTGTTCGACGGAGTGCCGCAAACTTTTCTTTTATATACTTCCTTGTCATTGACGCAGGCATAAGTATTTTGGGAGCAAGCTCGTTTGCCTGCCATTCTATCCAGTCGATCTCGGTAGCCTTTGATCCTGTTTTGTTTGAATAGCCTGATTCTTTGTATGCCATGGATACGGGGTCTTTCGTCAATAGCTTTTTCATTTCAAAAAACAGCCTGTGCCATTTCCAATGGACACATTCGTGGATTATAGTATTGCTCAAAGTGCCGAACTTGCAGTTGGGATCTATAAGTATTGAGCCTGCTGATATGTTTGCTTCGGTTAAATCTAGCAAAGGATATTTTTTATATATTTTTTCTGTGGCGGGGTCAAAAAATATCTTGCCGCAAATGTTGTTTTCCAATGGGGCGGAGTATATTTCCAGACCCATATTTGCGGCAACTTCTACTGCGGGCAATCTCATAGGATTTTCAAGTGCGGCAGGGCAGTACTCTTTCAAAAACTGTTCGGCGACATCATCTGCATCTTTGACATACAGATATGGCACGAGCGAGCGGCTGAGATTATTTCTTCCGTCGAATTCTTCTTTGCTGTATTCCTCAACACTGGTGATCTTAAAGTTTTTCATTCCGTCATTCAGCATACAGCTTGCTTCCAAAGAAAGCCACATGGAAGTTATTTTATCCTCATAATCGTGGTAATATCTTTTGTCGGCGGATAAATGTGCGCAAACATCTATCCTAAAGCTTAGGTTTTCATCTTCCTGCGAACTTGTTTTTTTGAAAGATACTCCGTTAATATCCATGCCCTCAAGTTCGAGCTTTTGAGCATTAGCTATTTTATCATCTGAAAGTGAGCTTTTATTGTCGGTAATAAATTCCTCAATGCTGCCGGCTATGACATCGTAATAGTTATCATAGAGAAATTTTTCAAAAGTTATACTGTTGCCCATTTTTGGCTCCTTTTTTATGAGTAATGGTCAGAAAGTTTTTATGCGTATAGCCATATTATAACACTTTCAGACATAAAATACAAGACTTTTTGCATGAAAATGCCGCCTAAGAATGATTATTCCTTGGCGGCACTTTGGGGTCATTCTTTTTTGTAGTGTTCGCACTCAAAGCCGTCCGCTCTCAGTGCCAGTCCCGGTATCCATTCGGGCGTTCGCTCCATTCGCTCACATACAGCGTCAAGGTCAGTATCAGCACGGCATTCAATAATAAGCTCGTCATGAACGTGCCCCACAATAAAGCAATGTGAAAGCGTTCTCATCGCATAGCAGAGTATGTCACGGCTAACTGCCTGAACGATGTTTTCCACAAATTTCGGCCCGTATGATTCGATAAGATCCCACTTCTTTTTTGCGTCGATGCCGTAGTATGCTACTGATTCTCCGCCGAATTTGTTTGTAGTTATCCGCGGCTTCACATAGCTCAGCCGTCTGCCAGAGGGAAGCGTGATGAAGAGCATTCCCGATCTCCAGTACACCTCTATACAGCCGACTTTTGCGGGCAGCCGCATTTGTACAGCCTGCTTTACCGCATCGTCTATCTCATGCCAATATTCCACGATGTGCGGGTTTGACTGCCGCCATGAATTTACCAGCGGCTGAAGCTCCTCTTCACAAAGCCCCATTTCAATAGCGCCCATAGCTTTTAATGCACCAACTTCGCCGCCGTAGCCAAGCGCAAGCTCTGCTATCTTGCCTTTTTGCCGCAGGTGGCTGTTTGCCCCATGCTTTTCAACGGGCACTCCAAACATCTTGCTTGCCGACGCGCAGTAAATATCGCCGCCCGACTCAAATACCTCAGACCGCCACTTTTCTCCCGCAAGGTGCGAAAGCACACGGGCTTCGATAGCGCTGAAATCCGCCACTATATACTTATACCCCGCACGCGGTATAAAAGCCGTGCGTATGAGGTTGGAAAGCACGAGCGGAACGTTCTCATAAAGCAGGTCAAGCGTATCATAGTCGCCGCTTTTCACAAGACTTCGTGCTTCGGATAGATCTTCCATATGGTTTTGCGGCAGGTTTTGAAGCTGAACGATACGCCCTGAAAAACGTCCGCTGCGGTTCGCTCCGTAGAAAAGAAACATTCCCCTGCACCTAAGGTCGCCGCACATTGCGTTGTCCATTGCCTGATATTTGCGTACAGATGATTTTGCAAGTTTCTGACGCAGAGATAAGACCTCCGCTATGTTTTTATCGGCGCTTTTCATAAGCTCGGCGACATCCTTTTTGCCGAGCGAAGGCGCTTTAACATTATTTTCTTCCAAAAATGCCTTCATCTGCGTCACGCTGTTTGGATTTTCAAGGTGCGTTTTTTCTTTGAGCAGACCGGTTATCTTTGACTTGCTCAGCTCATCTATCTTTATCGCGTTTCGTACAAGTTCGGCGTCGCAAAGTATGCCTCTGTCATTTATCTCCTGATCGAGATGGTATTCCTCCCAGACCTTTGCGGGTACGGGGTACTTCTGCAAACGCTTTTGTATCTGCATTTCAACCTCAACATCTCGCTTGTTGTATTTCTTGAAAAGTCCCCACCTTTCGGGCGAATGTTCGGGCAGGTTTCTTGTGCGGCCGCCGTTTGACTTTGTGGCTTTGCAGGGAACACAAAAGTAGCGGATAAGCTCTTTTCCTTCCTTTAATTTCTGCTCCGAAAGCCCGAGTACAGCGCCGACCTGCTCGAGCGAGCGGGGAAGTCCGTTGTAAAGTGCAAGCACCATCGAGCACCTCCATGACGCAGGGTCAAGGTATCTGCCGACGGTATCCTCAGGTACGCTGTAAGAGCAAAAATGCTCGGGGTGATATTTGAGCAGCCAGTTTGAAAGGCAAATGCGCTCAAAATTTGCGTTGAATGCCCACTTGATGCAGTTCTCATCGCTTATGGCGGCTAATATCTCTTCGGGCACATTTTCTCCGCAAGCGAGGTCATAAACAGTAGGCGGCATATCATTCACCGAAACGCAGAGCAGAAGTATCTCGAATTCGGGGTATTCGCTGTAGCGATACACGCCGCATTTTTGAAGATCAGCGGGGCTGTATGTTTCCAGATCAAGCGAAAGCTTTGTTATTTTGTCCATAGTTTATCCTTTCCGAATAAATTTTAAAAATAATCGGCAGCAAGAAAACTCCTGCCGCCGATATTTTAGCTGTTAAGTATATCAGCTGAGAAAATCATCATCTTCGCTGTCAAGACTCGCAAATTCGGTCTCGGCATTCACACGTCCGCCGAGGGGTTCGCCGTCACGAAGCTTCTGCATCGCAAGCAGTCCCGCCGCGATACCCCTGTTTCCGTTCTTTGAGAAACAGTAGAAATTGATAGACGCCCTGCCGTAGATACCTGAGTAAAGCTCTGAGGTATCGATGATAAGGCTGTTGTTGCCGTCAACTACGCCCGGCTTTCTGGTGCTGTTCGCGTTGAGAAAGTAAGAGTTAGCGTAGGTCGGGTCATCGGGACGCTCCTTGTCGCCGTCGCGCAGGGGAGTCTTGATGTTTTCAAGGGCGGGTACGCTCTTTCCGCTGCCGCGGAGGGTAGCCTCGCCGTCCTCGTAAGCCGCCTTGATAGCCGCCTTGATCTTGCTGACGGTAACGGTGTCATCCTTAGAGATGATAAGGCAGGCTGAATACTTCGGTGTGCCGCCGTTTACCGACTTAGGTTCGTTCACGTTGAGGAACGCAAATCTCGTGTTTTTTCCTGTGATAGCTTTTGTTCTGTTAGTCATATTTTTTCCTCCTGATCGCTGATCGAATCATTTGTATGTATATTTATTTCGGGACGCTTATCGTCGGCCGGAATAAGTATCGGTTTGCCCGGCGGCTTGTACACTAAGCCGCCTAATATCTCGTTAAATCTCTTCTTGCCAAGCTCAGAGGTCATCGCCGTGATGCCTTTGAGCTTTTTTTCGTATGGTTAGTATCCTGCCGCTTCAACTGCTTTTGCGGCGGCCGTTTCGTCCGTGTATTTTCGTGCAGACCGCCCCTCTGCAAGCTTGAAGCCGCTGTATCTTGTGCCGGCAAGCGCCTGCTTTAGTGCATAGTCTTTCACGTCATTCGCCCATGAAACTAAGTTGTCTAAGCTGGGAAGTATCTCCGCTACGTCATCATCGCTCAGATGAGCAGGGTCAGCAAATTCGTACTTTGCAAGCTCCATGTTCTGTTCCGCCCTCGTCTTGCAGAAAGCTTTGGCGGCGCAGAAGCGGCAGTGTTCTCCCGCAGCGTACTCGCCCTCGCCTGCGTATGCAAGCTTTGCGGCAGGTGCCAAGACTTCGTCTGCCCATGTGAGAAGCTCAGAAACGCTCATCTCATAACTGCTGATGTTTTCTCTTCTTGGCTGAAATATCGAAAGCCTGATTTTGTCTGTTTGGTAAAGCGTATCGAAAGTATCCACCGCACCGAGCGCATAGCACATAAGCTGAGAGTTCCTTTCGGCGGAAACGAGGACACCCGTTCCGTACTTGAAGTCAATGATGTGTATAAGCCCATCTGCTGCGATAACACAGTCGCCCGTTCCGAAACCATCGGGGACCCAGCGGCTGAGATCAAGCCGCTGTTCCACGCCGACAAATACATCACCGCCGATCTTCTTTGCTTCTGCTATCTCAGTCATAACAAAGCCGCAGTAGTCCTCGGCGTGATACTGCATCTCGGCGTCATAGTGCTCAAGCGAGCCTGTCGGGTCAGCCGCATCTCTTCCAAGTGCTTTGAGAACAAGGTGTTCGCAGAGAGTATGTGCCTCGCTGCCGAGCTTTGCGTATTCACTCGGCGTGTCGGCGGCGTTTGCACATTCTTTAGCTGACTTTGTGCAGGCTATCCAGCGTGCGCTTGCTGAGGCGAAAAGGTAGGCGTGCTTACTCATTGCCCGCCGCCTTTTCTGTAAGCTTGCTGAGCTCTTCTACTACCGCTGGATAGTCCTCGGGCGAGATAGCTGTGAAATTTTTGCCGAAACGGTTTACTATCTGCTTCACCTCTGCCTTGAAGCCCCCAGCGGCTTTTGCGGCGAGCATGCCACGCACCTTTTCGGCGGAGAGCTTTTCTTCTTTCAGCTGCGGTTTTGCCTCAGCGTCGGCTGCGCTTTCTGCCCTGAGTGCTGCGGCGACCATTGCCGCGCTTTTGCTCAAAGCCTCAAAGGCTTCTTTCAGCACAGCGGTATCTGCATTTTTCACTGCATTTTCCTCCATTCATCTTTTCATAGTTTTTCATTGCCATTGCCAGCTCGGCGGCAGTCTTGCTGATGTGGATAAAAACTGCCGACATCTCAGCAAGCATTTTTGCCTCGCTGTATTCTGCGTGTCTGTTTTTTGCCATTTCGTATCACCTTCTTTCCCTTCACTATATAGCGGACATTTTTAGGCATATTTTATAACATCTTTCAGAAAAAATTTCTGTGCCTTATCGTCGCGCCATTTCTCCCCTCACTATATTAAGGACATTTAAAGGCGATTTTTATAATGCGAAAAAAATTTTTTATTCGGTATAAAAAAGAGTGAAAAATGTCCGTTATATGGTAAGGGGGAGAATACTAAAAAAAGCAAAGGCGGTGAGAAGTTTTGAAATGTTTGATGTATAAGGCGTTTGCAGAAAAGAAGGAGGCTGAGATGAATGGAGCTGAAACTTTGCATTTCAGATGTTAAGGGCGTTTGCACAAACTGCGTTTATCCTTATGAAGTCACGGCGACTTCCTCCGATGAGCTGAAAAAAGCTGTGCAGTTTGACCACGTCTGCGCTGTGTATAAGAACCATTACAGGGCAAACGATAAGTTTTTATCATCGCAGTGTATTCCGATGGACTGCGATAATGACCACACCGATGCCCCAAACGAATGGGTAACTCCCGAAACGCTTGAAAACGAGTTCGCCGATGTGAAATACGCTGTTACATACAGCCGCAATCACATGAAAGTTAAGGGGAGCGTTTCGGCAAGGCCGCGGTTTCATGTTTACTTTGAGATACCCGAAATGAAAGACCCCGACGCTTACTCTAAGCTGAAAGAACGTATCAGCGAAGAGTATCCGTTTTTCGATGCGGGCGCTTTGGGGGCTGCAAGGTTCATCTTCGGCTGTGACGGCGGAGATGTTATATGGCATGACGGAACGACAACGATAGATAAGCTTATCGCAAAAAACAACTTCGGCACAAGCAGCGCCGCTATTCCCGCGGGAGCAAGAAATTCTACCCTAAGCCGCTTTGCGGGGCGTGTGGTAAAGCGTTACGGTCACGGCGATGACGCTTATCGTATTTTTATGCAGGAAGCGGAAAAGTGCGACCCTCCGCTCGGGCAGGACGAGCTTGGACGTATTTGGGATTCGGCAGGGAAGTTTGAGAAAAAGGTATCTTCTCAGTCGGGATACATTCCGCCGTCGAGTTTTAACGCGGCTGTACCCTCTGCGCCTGCGGGAAGTTTGAAGCCGAGCGACTTTTCTGACATCGGGCAGGCGAAGGTGCTTGCAAATGTCTATGGCAATGAGCTTAAATTCAACCCCGCTACTGATTATCTCAGATATAACGGTATCTTTTGGGAGGAGTCGAAAGAGGCGGCGGTAGGAGCCTGCGAGGAATTTTTAGATCTTCAGCTTGCTGACGCTCAGCTTTGCGTTATGCTTACGCAGCAGGATCTGCTGAACTCGGGGCTTGACTCGAGCATTATAAAAGCGGGCGGAAAAAAGGTGACGGCGACTTTAAGCAACAGCCAGTATGAGCTGTATCAGAGATACCTTGATGCCGCGGCATATGCGGCTTTTGTGATGAAGCGGCGTGACTACAAGTTCATAAGGTCTGCGCTCGATTCGGCAAGACCTATGGTAAGCATAGATTTTGAGGAGCTTGATAAAAACGAGTTCCTGCTGAACACGCCATTTTCTACATACGACCTCAGACTTGGAATGGCGGGCAGGCAGGAACATAGTTCGGAAGACCTTATTACAAAAGTGACATTGACAGAGCCGGGCGACGACGGCGAGGATATTTGGCTCGATACATTGGATAAGACCTTTTTAGGTGATAAGGAGCTTATTGATTACGTTCAGGAAGTAGTAGGGCTTGCGGCTGTCGGCAAGGTTTACGTTGAGGCACTGATAATTGCTTACGGCGAGGGCAGGAACGGAAAATCAACGTTTTGGAATTCGATCTCGAAAGTTTTAGGCACATATTCGGGCAATCTTTCGGCAGATACGCTTACAGTAGGCTGTAAGAGAAATGTCAAGCCTGAAATGGCGGAAACAAAGGGCAAGCGCCTTATAATCGCGGCGGAGCTCGACGAGGGTACAAGGCTCAATACTTCGGTGGTAAAACAGCTTTGCAGCACCGACCAGATCTTTGCGGAGAAAAAGTATAAAGCACCTGCGGCTTTCACCCCCTCGCATACCGTAGTGCTTTACACAAATCACCTTCCTAGGGTCGGTGCAAATGACGCGGGAACATGGCGCAGGCTTATCGTTATCCCTTTCAACGCAAAATTCGAGGGCAGTGCAGACCGCAAGAATTTTACCGAAACGCTTGTAACGCAGGCAGGTTCTGCGATACTCAAATGGATAATAGAGGGCGCGTGCAAGGTGATAAGCCACGGCTTTCATATCTCTCAGCCTAAGCTTGTTACTGAAGCTATCAATGAGTATCATCAAAAGAATGACTGGCTGGGAATGTTCCTGGAGGACTGCTGCGAGGTGGACGCATCATATGAGGAAAAGTCGGGTGAGCTTTATCAGGAATACCGCAGTTACACGGTCAGAATTGGCGAGTTTACCAGAGGTAACGTAGACTTTTACTCAGCGCTTGACTTAGCGGGCTTTGGCAGGAGAAGAAAGAAAACGGGAAACTATATCGTAGGACTCAGACTTAAAACAGCTTTTGCGGCTGATGACGCAGAGGAGGACAGTTAGTATTTTTAGAGGGTAAAAGCGTGAGTGGTGGAAGCGGTGGAACTGCTGACAGTAAAGTCTGTATAGCTGATAAAAAGATCTGATCTATATAAGCTTTACGAAATGTGTTCCATGCTCTCCACCACTCAGCTGATAACCTCGTTTTTGTAATGGGCATTACTTTCCTGAATGAAAAATGACATACATAAGTGGACATATCTAAAAATTTGATGAGAGGAGGACAATATGGTAGAAAAAGAAATAGAGCAAAAATTAGTGCGTGAGGTGAAACGCCGCGGAGGCATTTGCCCGAAGTTTGTTTCGCCCGGAGCTAACGGAATGCCCGACAGAATAGTTTTTCTGCGTGATGGGTGCATGGCCTTTGCAGAGGTGAAGTCGCCGGGAAAAAAGCCGCGTGCATTGCAGGCAAAAAGGCACAGCGACCTCAGAAAGCTGGGGTACAAGGTATTTGTGATCGATGACGCTAAACAGATAGCAAAGATGATAAAAGAAATAGAGGCGAAGTAAAATGTTGACAAAAGAACAGTTACATGAATATCAGAGATACTGCATCGAGTTTATCAAAAAGAATCCTGCGGTATTGCTCATACTTGAAATGGGGCTTGGCAAAACGATAATCTCGCTGACAGCCATAGAGGAGCTTATGTTTGAAAGCTTTGAAGTAAATAAAGTTCTGATAATAGCGCCGCTCAGAGTTGCAAGAGATGTATGGCCTGAGGAGATACGCGGCTGGAGCCATGTAAAAGACCTGCGCTGTTCGGTGATTCTCGGCAAAAAAGAAGCCAGAACGGAAGCTTTAAAAGCCGATGCGGATATTTACATAATCAATCGTGAGAACTTACAGTGGCTTGTTGAAGAGCTTGAAAAGAGCCATACGCCATGGCCCTTTGATATGGCAGTGATAGACGAACTCAGTTCATTTAAGAATTGCAGGTCGAAAAGATACAGAGCGCTGAACAAGGTGCGTCCATTCATCAGCAGGATAGTTGGTTTGACAGGTACGCCCTCGAGCAACGGACTTATGGATCTTTGGAGCGAGGTACGCCTTATCGACGGCGGAAAACGTCTTGGCAAATACATCGGGAGATTCAGAGAGCAGTATTTCAAGGTCGGCGACATGAATCCATACACCGGTGAGGTCTATAATTACATTCCCTTGCCGGGCGCAGAAAAAGAGATCTACAAAAAGATAGGGGATATTACGGTATCAATGAAGTCGCTTGATTACCTTAAAATGCCCGAGTGCATCAATATCAAGCACGAGGTGGAAATGAACGGTAAGGAGAGAAAGCTTTATAATTCGCTGAAAAACAATATGATCTTACAGCTTGGCGGAAATAATATCTGCGCAGAAAATGCGGCGGTGCTTTCGGGAAAACTGCGGCAGATGGCGAATGGCGCGATATATGATGAGAATAAAGAGATCATAAATATCCACGAAAGAAAGCTAGATATGCTCGAAGACCTTGTGGAGCAGTCGAATGGGCAGTCGGTGCTTATCGCATACTGGTATCAGCACGACAGGGCAAGGATCATAGAAAGGCTGAAAAAAGCGGGGTATGAGCCGAGAGAGCTTAGGTCGGAGCAGGACATTCTCGACTGGAACAGCGGCAGGATACAGACAGCTCTTATTTCGCCGGCATCAGCGGGACACGGCTTGAATATTCAGAAGGGAGGGCACATACTCGTATGGTTTTCGACGATCTGGTCGCTTGAGATGTTTCAGCAGACAAATGCGAGATTATGGCGGCAGGGGCAAAAAGACATCGTGACTATCCACCACATTATCTGCAAGGACACTATTGACGAAGACGTTTTAGACGCTTTGGAAAACAAGGACACCACGCAAAAGCGGCTGATCGACGCTGTAAAAGCAGATCTGGAGGTACAAAAATGACAGCGAAAGAATACTTAAATCAAGCGTACAGACTCAACGAACGCATAAACTGCGACATTTCAGAACTTGAAAACCTGCGGGATATGTCGTCAAGAATATCTTCCTGCAATTTTGAGGAGCGTTTCAGCGGCACACGTTCCACAGAACCGCCGTTTGTACGCTATCTCGGGAAAATCGTCGATATGGAGCAGAAGATAAACTCCGAGATAGACCGGCTCGTTGACCTCAAAGCCGAAATACGCACTGCTGTTGAGCAGGTCGAGAACATCAACGAGCGACTTGTCCTTCAGTACAGATACATCGAGGGAATGACTTGGGAACGCATCGCAGAGCGGCTTTTTGCCGACCGCAGTACAGTTATCCGCTGGCATAGAAAAGCATTGAAAAACTTTGCCGTCCCCGAAAAGTGACACGGTTTGCCATTGTTTGCACCGCCCCTAGTGTGATATACTGTATAATAGAAAATATTGTGAAGAGCCTCGCTAAAATGCGGGGCTTTTTCTGTTGGAGATGAGATAATGCCCACCAAACCTGCACACCCTTGTGCTTACCCTAACTGTCCGAAACTTACGCATAGCCGCTACTGCGAAGAGCATACAAAGCTTGCCAACAAGCAGTACGAACGATACGGAAGAAAGTACCGCCCCAGCAAGCGTTACGGCAGAGCGTGGAAACGTATCCGTGACAACTATGCTGCGGCTCACCCTTTGTGTGAGATGTGCCTACAGCAAGGACGTTACACGCCAACCGAGCAGATACACCACAAACTGCCGCTATCGCAGGGCGGAACTAACGATACGCAGAACTTGATGGCTCTGTGCAAGGCGTGTCATTCTAGGATACATTCGGAGATGGGGGATAGGTGGGGCGGTCGAGATCTCTAAAACTCGTCGCCTTTGTAACGGGCACAGGGTGGCATACACAAAAAAGCCGGTTCAAACGGGGGATTAACCCCTAGAGGAAATTCGGGAGGTGAAATTTTGGCTAAAGACGGAACAAATTGCGGCGGTCGGCGTGTCCGTGCGGGAGATAAACCGCTCCCCGCCGTTGAGAGAATACAAAGCGGTCTGCCCACAAGAATTATGAATAACGACATTCCGACACTCGAGCCTGTCGAACTTGAATCAGTAGACTTGCCCGAGGGTGCTGTGCTAGATGGGGCGGATATGCCCCGCCCTGCTGACTATCTTTCGGCAAGACAGAAAAACGGAGTTCCGCTGGGGGCTGATGAGATATACAAAGAAACTTGGCTGTGGCTGAAACGCAGAGGGTGCGAGAATCTAGTCAACAAACGGCTTATCGAATCATACGCTCAGGCATTCGCCCGATATATCCAGTGTGAGGACGCTGTCAGCCAGTACGGACTGCTCGGCAAGCACCCCACCACAGGTGGAGTAATGGCTTCACCTTTCGTGCAGATGAGCCAGCAGTTTCAAAAGTCAGCGAACCTCATTTGGTATGAGATATACGATATAGTCAAGCGAAACTGTACAGAGCAGTTCAGCGAAAGTCCGCACGACGCTATGGAAGAGTTACTTAGGAGGAGAGGCTAATGCAAACCACAACAGAAATGCAGCTTGTTTCAACAGACAAGCTTATCCCATATGTCAACAATGCCCGAACTCATTCAGCAGAACAGATAAACAAGCTGAGAGCAAGCTTGCGTGAGTTCGGGTTTATCAATCCTGTCATAATCGACAGAGATTACAACGTTATCGCAGGTCACGGACGCATTGCCGCCGCAAAGGCAGAGGGCATTGAAGAAATCCCCTGCGTGTTTGCCGACCACCTTACCGAGGCTCAGAAAAAGGCATACATATTAGCCGACAACAGAATGGCACTAGACGCAGGCTGGGACGAAGAAATGCTAAAAGTTGAGATAGAGGCTTTGCAGGCTGAGGATATTGACTTGGCTCTCACGGGGTTTGATGAGAAAGAACTTGCTAGTCTTTTTGATACGGATACAGATGCACAAGAGGACGATTTCGATGTTGACGCTGAGTTGGAAAAGCCTTGTGTTACGCAAAGTGGGGATATATGGACGCTCGGAAAGCACACTCTTGTATGCGGTGACAGCACAAAAGAAGATACATACGCCGCTCTTATGGACGGCAGAAAGGCAAACCTAGTCATAACCGACCCGTCCTACAACGTAAATTACGAGGGTACGGCTGGCAAGATAAAAAATGACAATATGGCTGCGGACAAGTTCTATCAGTTTCTTTTTGACGCTTTCAGCAATATGGCAAATGTTATGGCGGACGATGCGAGCATTTACGTTTTCCACGCAGATACAGAAGGACTTAATTTTCGCAAGGCTTTTGCTGATGCAGGTTTTTATCTTTCCGGGTGCTGTATTTGGAAAAAGCAAAGCCTAGTGCTTGGACGTTCGCCTTATCAGTGGCAGCATGAACCCGTCCTCTACGGCTGGAAAAAGAAAGGCAAACACCAGTGGTACACCGGCAGAAAAGAGTCCACCATATGGGAATTCGACAAGCCGAAGCGCAATGGCGACCACCCGACAATGAAGCCTGTGCCATTGTTAGCCTACCCGATACGCAATTCCAGTATGGTTAATTCAGTAGTCCTTGACCCATTCGGCGGAAGCGGCTCAACGCTCATAGCCTGCGAACAAACGGACAGAATATGCCTTACCATTGAGCTTGATGAAAAGTTTTGCGATGTGATCGTCAAGAGATACATCGAGCAGGCAGGCAGTGATGATGGGGTGTATGTTGTCCGAGATGGCAAAAAGATACCTTACTTAGAACTTGTGAAAGAGGTGGAGAGCCTAGTTTGAGTTGTTAGTGTATTACGCGCAAAACAGCGATCAGTAGTATTTCCTTGTCAGATATACACAAGATATTGTGTGTGTCTTTGTCGAATGATCGTATTGATATATCTCCGAAAAAGAGTTAATATGTGTACACCGAAAGGAAAATACACCACAGAAAAGCGGAGGATACGGATATGAACGACAAGCTTGCAAGACAGATAGAGGAAATGAAAACGCAGACCATTGGCGTTGAGGTGGAGATGAACAACATCACAAGAGAAAAGGCGGCTAGGGTCGCCGCAGAACTTTTCGGCACAGGCAGATTTGAAAACACGGCTTACCGCAACGGCTACTGCACTTGGTCGGCTTTTGATGAGAGCGGCAGAGAGTGGAAATTCCAAAAGGACGTCAGCATTGCAGGTATAGACAGCGAAAAGTGCGAACTGGTTACGCCGATACTTCAATATTCGGACATAGAGCTTTTGCAGGAACTTATCCGCAGACTTCGGAGAGCGGGAGCAAAAAGCGATGCCACAAGGGGCTGCGGAGTGCATATTCACATCGGTGCAAAGGGTCACACACCACAGACTTTAAGAAACCTTGCAAACATCATGGCGAGCCACGAAAACCTTTTAGCCGCCGCACTAAAGCTTGACAGGGGCCGAATGAACAGATACTGCAAGACCGTTGACCCTGAGTTTTTGGCAAGCCTAAACAAGAAAAAGCCAAAGACAATGAGCGACTTCGCCGACATCTGGTACGGTTCACAGGGTGCTGATTCTTACAGAGATCATCATTACAATTCCAGCAGATACCATATGCTCAATTACCACGCAACATTCACCAAAGGAACAGTTGAGTTCAGACTTTTTCAATTCGATGCACCATCAAACGGCAGGCAAAACGGACTTCATGCAGGTCAGCTGAAAAGCTACATTCAGCTTTGCCTAGCACTCAGCCAAATGGCGAAAGAAGTCAAGACCGCTAGTCCGAAACCTCAGCAGAATGAAAATCCGAAATACGCAATGAGAACTTGGCTGCTCCGATTGGGATTTATCGGCGAGGAATTCGCAACGGCAAGGGATATTTTAACACGCAATCTTGATGGCGACACAGCTTTTAGGCACGGCAGAGCGGCTTGAAATTAAGGAGTTGATTTTGATGAAAAGATACTACATTGCATACGGCAGTAACTTGAATGTTGCTCAGATGAAAAGAAGATGTCCGACTGCGACAATACTTGCAACGGCTGATTTGGAAGGCTATGAACTGCTTTTTAAAGGCAGTTTGACAGGTTCTTATCTCACCATTGAGAAGAATGAGCGTGGCAGTGTTCCGGTAGCAATATGGGAAGTGAACCCTGCCGATGAACTTGCCCTTGACTGCTACGAGGGCTATCCGAACTTCTATTACAAGCAGAATATCAAGCTGACTTGCAAGGATATTCATACCGGTGAGATAAAAGAAATTATGGCATTTGCATACATTATGCACGAAGAAAGACCTATCGGTATTCCGAGCGAGTTTTACTTGAGGACTTGCCTTGATGGGTACGAGGCTTTTTACTTTGACAAGCGTGTGCTGATGAGGGCATATGAAAAGTGCAGGGGGATTGTTGAGAATGAAAGATAACACAACAACGCTTCGCACCTGTCCGCTTTGTGGGGCACGGTACGGCGATGTTCCCGCTCTTTCGAGGAAGTACCCCAACACGCAGATCTGTCCCGACTGCGGAACAAGAGAGGCTCTTGAAAGCATAGGTGTTTCCGCTGATGAGCAGGAAAAGATAATCGAAACTATACGTAAAAGCAAGGGGTGATAATTTGCGAAAACTTGAAAGTTACACGCCCACCAAATTTATGTCTGAAACTTCGCACTATGACAAGTCCGCCGCTGACTATGCCGTGAATTTCATCGAGTGCCTATGCCACACCAAAGGCACTTGGGCACACAAGCCGTTTGAACTAATCGACTGGCAGGAGAAGATAATTCGTGACATTTTCGGCGTGCTAAAGCCGAATGGCTATCGTCAGTTCAACACGGCATACATCGAAATTCCCAAGAAGCAAGGCAAGTCGGAACTTGCTGCGGCTGTTGCATTGCTCTTGACCTGCGGAGATGGCGAGGAACGTGCGGAAGTTTACGGCTGTGCGGCTGACAGGCAACAGGCAAGCATAGTTTTCAACGTTGCGGCTGATATGGTAAGAATGTGCCCTGCTCTTTCAAAGCGTGTGAAGATCTTGGACTCTCAGAAAAGACTTATCTATCAGCCGACCGGCAGCATTTATCAAGTGCTTTCCGCAGATGTCGGCAACAAGCACGGCTTTAACACCCACGGCGTAGTATTTGACGAACTTCACACTCAGCCCAACCGCAAACTTTATGACGTTATGACCAAAGGCTCCGGCGACGCTCGTATGCAGCCGCTGTACTTTCTCATCACTACGGCCGGCAATGACACAAAGTCTATCTGCTACGAAATTCACCAAAAGGCTCTTGACATTATTGAGGGAAGAAAGATAGACCACACTTTTTACCCAGTAATTTATGGAGCTTCGGAAGAGGACGATTGGACTGACCCGAAAGTTTGGGCTAAAGCTAACCCCTCACTTGGAATCACAGTAGGCATTGACAAAGTACAAGACGCCTGCGAATCGGCAAAGCAGAATCCGGCTGAGGAGAACAGTTTCCGTCAGCTTAGACTTAATCAATGGGTAAAGCAGGCTGTACGCTGGATGCCTATGGAGAAATGGGACAAGTGTGCGTTTGCTGTCAGAGAGGACGATTTAGAGGGGCGTGTTTGCTATGGAGGATTGGACTTGTCGAGTACAACGGATATTACGGCTTTTGTGCTTGTTTTCCCTCCGAGAGATGAAACTGAAAAGTATATGATATTGCCGTACTTTTGGATACCTGAGGACAATCTTGAACTGCGTGTAAGGCGTGACCACGTTCCCTATGACCTATGGCAGAGGCAGGGCTTTTTGCAGACCACTGAGGGGAACGTTGTTCACTATGGTTTTATTGAGAAGTTCATAGAGCAATTAGGCGATAAATTCAACATTCGTGAGATAGCCTTCGACCGCTGGGGTGCTGTGCAGATGGTTCAGAATCTTGAGGGTATGGGTTTTACAGTAGTGCCATTCGGACAGGGTTTCAAAGATATGTCACCACCTACAAAGGAGCTTATGAAGCTGACGCTTGAAGAGAAGATCGCACACGGCGGTCAGCCGGTACTGCGTTGGAACATGGACAACATTTTCATTCGTACCGACCCTGCGGGAAACATCAAGCCCGACAAGGAGAAGTCTACGGAGAAGATTGACGGTGCTGTGGCGACAATTATGGCGTTGGACAGAGCTATTCGATGCGGGAATGATAATACGGAGAGTGTGTATGATAGTCGGGGGATACTATTTGTTTAGCATAAATGAATGATTATCCATTAAATTTCTTTCAAATGTATTGCATTATGCAATACATTGTGATATAATATATATGAAGAGATATTTCAATTTGGAGGTGTTCATTATGGCAAGAACTGCAAATGTGTTTGTAAGAGTAGAACCGGAAGTCAAGGAGCAGGCTGAGCAGGTGCTCGACTATCTTGGTATTCCAATGTCCAACGCCGTGAATATGTTTTTAAGGCAGGTCGTTCTTCAGAAAGGACTTCCCTTTGATGTGAAAATACCGTCAGATACACCTGTTGCAATGGGTACACTCACAAAAGAACAGCTCGACGCTGAGCTTGCAAAAGGCATGGCGGATATTAACGCCGGCAAGGTATATTCCGCTGATGATGTTGAGAATGAAATGCGGCGGGAGTTCGGAATATGAAATACAAGATTTTCTACACCGAGTCTGCCAAACAAGATCTGCGAAATATCCACAAGTATATTTCTGAAAAACTGCTTGAACCCAAAATTGCAGCTGATCTGACTAACCGGATCATGAAAGGCATACGTTCTCTTGAAGAAATGCCTATGCGGTACAGACTTTATGAAAGCGAACCGTGGCACAGCCGAGGTTTGAGGGTTTATCCAATAGAAAACTATGTTGTGTTTTATCTTCCCGACGATGAAGCGGCGGCTGTAAAGATAGTCAGAATCCTTTACGGTGGCAGAGATATAAGCAGACAGCTAAGCGAAACTTAATACGAATTACAATTTCAGACATTAAGCATCTATCACCGATAGGTGCTTTTTTCATACCCAAATACAGAAACGAGGTGACCAAATGTCAATATTCAGCGGCATATTCCACAGCAGAGATAAGCCTAAAAACTCCACAGCAGGAGCGTCATACCGCTTCTACATGGGCACAAGCACTAGTGGCAGACGTGTGAGTGAACGCTCGGCAATGCAAATGACGGCGGTGTATTCCTGCGTAAGGATTTTGTCTGAAGCAGTTGCAGGACTGCCTTTGCATTTGTACAAGTACACAGTGGAGGGTTCAGCCAAAGCCACAGACCACCCACTTTACGCTATTTTGCACGATGAACCAAACCCCGAAATGACCAGCTTTATGTTCCGTGAAACGCTTATGACGCACCTGCTTTTGTGGGGCAATGCCTACGCACAGATAATAAGGAATGGCAAAGGAGAAATTGCCGCTCTCTATCCTTTGATGCCAGACCGAATGACAGTTGACAGAGATGAAAACGGCAGGCTGTACTACCAGTATCAAATGCAGGACAGCGACCCACGGACTATGAAAGGTTCAACTGTCATTTTACAGCCGTCAGATGTTCTGCACATCGCAGGACTAGGCTTTGACGGATTGGTCGGATACTCGCCTATCGCAATGGCAAAGAACGCCGTCGGGCTTGCGATAGCCACAGAGGAATACGGAGCGAAGTTTTTCGCAAACGGAGCAACGCCAAGCGGTCTGCTTGAATATCCCGGCACTGTAAAAGACCCCGAGCGTGTGCGTGACAGCTGGAACAAAGGGTTCAGCGGCGGCAATTCACACAAAGTTGCGATACTCGAAGAGGGTATGAAGTACACGCCTATCTCCATTTCGCCAAACGAGGCTCAGTTTCTTGAAACGAGAAAATTTCAGATAAATGAGATTGCGAGAATTTTCAGAGTGCCGCCGCATATGGTCGGTGATCTTGAAAAATCAAGCTTTTCAAACATTGAACAGCAGTCATTGGAGTTCGTCAAATACACACTTGAACCTTGGATAGTTCGATGGGAGCAGGCAATTTCAAGGGCGTTGCTTAGTGGTGATGAAAAGAAAAAATTTTATCCGAAATTCAATGTTGACGGATTGCTTAGAGGTGACTATCAAAGCAGAATGAATGGGTATGCAGTGGGTATACAGAATGGTTTTATGTGCCCGAATGACGTGCGTTCACTGGAGAATATGGATCTTATTCCTGATGAGTTGGGCGGAAACAAATTTATGTGCAACGGAAATATGATAGATATTGCCAGCGTAGGCAGGCAGTACGAAAAGGAGGAAGACGATGAAGAAGTTTTGGAAGTGGAAGAATCAGACGGAACAGACGGAGAACAGTCCGATGACGGAGAGAACGCTCTTCCTAAACGGCACGATAGCCGAGGAAAGCTGGTTCGATGATGATGTCACACCGCAGATATTCAAAGAAGAACTGAACAGCGGTTCGGGCGACATCACGGTTTGGATAAACTCTCCCGGCGGTGACTGCGTGGCGGCGGCTCAGATATACAATATGCTCACTGACTACAAGGGCAACGTGACGGTAAAGATCGACGGCATTGCGGCTTCGGCGGCGAGCGTTATCGCAATGGCGGGTACGCAGGTGCTTGTTTCGCCGGTTTCAATGCTGATGATACACAACCCTGCGACTATGGCTTTCGGCGACCACGCTGAAATGCAGAAAGCTATCGATATGCTTGGCGAGGTCAAGGAGTCAATCATTAACGCTTACGAGAGAAAAACACATCTAAGCAGAGCGAAGTTATCGCATCTTATGGACGCTGAAACTTGGATGAACGCTAATATGGCGCTTGAACTTGGCTTTGCTGAGGGGTTTATCGAACGTTCGGCGGATAAGAAGTCTAAGGAAGATGATAAATCAGATGAAGATACTGACGAAGAAACAGAAGAAGATAACGATAGTGACGATGATGATACCGATGAAGAAGATAAGGACAATTCAGATGATGATACCGATGGGAAGAAGTCTAAAGAAAAGACCTCTTCTTTTTTGTTTTCACGAACAGCTGTAAACAAGGCTTTGCAGAACAAGCTTGAAAGGCATTATCATAAATCACATACAGAGGAGAGTGTTTCTGCAAATGACCTCAGAAACCGCCTTGACATAATCAAAAAATACATTTAAGGAGGACTTTTTATGACTATTCAGGAACTTATTCAGAAAAGAGCAAAGGTGTGGGAAACGGCAAAGAGTTTGGTTGACACCCACGAGGACAAGAACGGCAGGCTTTCCGCTGAGGATACCACCGCATATAACAGAATGGAACAGGAGATCGAGGACTTGACCGCCTCTATCGAACGTCAGCAGAGGGCGGCTGATCGTGACAAAATGCTTTCTCAGCCTATCAACTCGCCTATCGTGACAAAACCTGCAAATGGTGTTGATGTGAAAACCGGCAGAGCGTCTGATGAATACAAGGCGGCTATGCTTGGTGCTTTGCGTTCCAATTTCCGCAACGTTTCAAACGTTCTGCAGGAAGGTGTTGACGCTGACGGCGGCTACCTTGTGCCGGAAGAGTATGACCGCAGGCTTATCGATGTGCTTGACGAAGAGAACATTATGCGTTCTCTTGCAACAAAGATAACCACAAGCGGCGAGCATAAGATAAACATTGCGGCAACAAAGCCTTCCGCCGCTTGGATAGAAGAAGGCGGTGCGTTGAAGTTTTCTGACGCCACTTTCGCTCAGATACTGCTTGACGCTCACAAACTGCACGTTGCGATAAAGATCACAGAAGAACTGCTGTATGACAACGCTTTCGGACTTGAAAACTACATCATCATGCAGTTTGGAAAAGCTCTTGCTAACGCTGAAGAGGACGCGTTCTTAAACGGCGACGGCAAGGGAAAGCCTACCGGCATTTTTGCCAAAACCGGCGGTGGAAATGTTACAGCTGAGGTGGCGGCGTTTACTGGCGATGAGCTTATCAACCTCGTTTACACGCTCAAGAGGCCTTACAGAAAAAAGGCGGCTTTCATTATGAACGACAAAAATCTTGCCGTGCTGAGAAAGCTTAAAGATGCGAACGACCAGTATCTTTGGCAGCCTTCGCTGAAAGAGGGCGAACCCGAAAGACTGCTCGGCTATCCCGTTTACACTTCGGCGTATGCGCCCGCAGATGCTATTGCTTTCGGAGATTTCAGCTACTACAATATCGGCGACAGAGGGTCGCGCTCGTTCAAGAAACTGACGGAACTTTTCGCAGGAAATGACATGGTCGGTTTTGTAGCTAAGGAGCGTGTTGACGGCAAGCTTATCCTGCCCGAGGCAGTCCAGATACTCAAGCTGAAAACTGCACTTCCTGCGTCTGGCAAGTGATAAGTGAATTTTTGAATTGGAGTGATGATAAATATGATTGTGACTATTGATGAAGTAAAGGACTATCTTCGCTTGGACGGCAATGCAGAAGATGAGTTTTTACAAACTTTGATTGCGACCGCCGAACAGCTTTGCACCGACATTGCAAGGACTGAAATTGCTGATAAGCCGACCGCAAGAATAGCTGTGCTTTACGCCATTGCATACCTCTATGAACATCGTGAAGAGGTAGACCATAAGGCACTAACATTAACGCTCAGAGCCTTGCTTTTCGGCATAAGGCAGGAGGAATTTTGATGAAGATAGGCGGTATGAGGTATCGTGCAGAACTGCAAAGAAATACAGCGGTCAAAGACGATGAGGGTTTTACTCAGAACATTTGGCAGACCGAGCATACTGTGTGGGCTGACATTGTTCCGGTTTCGGGGCGAGAGTTTTTGCAGAGCGGAACGGAAACGGCGGAGGTTACATTTAAGATCTACATTCGATACCTTGATGGAATTGACGCTGATATGCGTGTGAAATTCGGTGAAAACATCTATCTTCTGACGGTTGTGCTCGGAAACAAACGCAAAGGTATGCTAACTTTAATGGCAAAGGAGTTGAGGTAATGGCGAAGATGAATATTCAAATGCCCGAAGATCTTCTGCTTAAGATGTCAAAGCTTGGTTCTGAATTTGACAGCACGGCTGAAAAAGTTTTGCAGGCAGGCGGCGAGGTCATGCTTTCGGCGGTCAAGAATAGTTTGTCGGCTGTTGTCGGCAAGGACACTAAGTATCCATCGAAAAGCACCGGTGAACTCGAACGCTCATTGGGGCTTTCACCTGTTTTGCAGGACAAGAATGGCGACCACAACATCAAAGTCGGGTTTTCTGAACTACGTTCAGATGGCGGCAGTAATGCCAAACTTGCCAGTATTTTGGAATACGGCAAAAGCGGTCAGCCTGCAAAGCCGTTCATCAAGCCTGCAAAGTCAAGAGCGAAGTCTGCGGCGATAAGTGCAATGCAAAATGAACTTGAAAGCGAGGTAGATAAGCTATGAATGACAGTTTACTGAAAAGGTTAAACACAATTCTCAGTGGGCTGAATATTCCTGCTGAAACCGGTGTATTTACTGATACACCGCCTGATGTGTACTGCGTTCTAACGCCCTTGACGGACACGCTTTCAGAATTTGCGGACAACAAGCCGTCAAGCGAGGTGCAGGAAGTGAGGATCTCGCTTTACTGCAAAGGCAATTACATAAGCGTGAAAAATCGGCTGACAAACGCAATATTAAAGAACGACATAACAATAACCGCCCGACAGTACATCGGGCTTGAAACTGACAGCGGCTATCATCACTACAATTTTGATGCTGCCGATTGTGTAAGATTGGGGGAATTTTAATGGCAACTATCGGACTTGACAGGCTTTACTATGCCAAGATAACCGAGGGCAAGAGCGGTGATGAAACATATGGAACGCCAAGTTCGCTGGCAAAGGCTATATCAGCAGACCTATCTGTAGAAATGAATGAGGCTACTCTCTATGCCGATGACGGCGAAGCAGAAGTTGTGAAAGAGTTTAAAAGCGGCAAGCTGACACTCGGAATAGATGACATTGGCACGTCTGTTGCGAATGAATTGACTGGTGCGAAGATTGATAAAAATCACGTTCTTATCTCGGCATCTGAGAATGGCGGTGCACCTGTGGCTGTGGGTTTTCGTGCTAAAAAGAGTGACAGCAAATACAGATTTTTTTGGCTGTACAGAGTTATCTTCGGCATACCGGCGACAAACCTCGCTACCAAAGGTGAGAGCATAACATTCTCCACGCCGACCATTGAGGGCACTATCTACCGCCGCAAAAAGCTTGACGGAAACAGCACTCACCCTTGGAAAGCTGAGGTCAACGAGGGAGAACAGGGTGTGCCTGCGTCTGTGATAACGAACTGGTTCAACGAAGTCTACGAACCCGAATTTACGGAGGTGCATAATGGTGAATGACAGAAGTGCAGTCATTGAGATAGGCGGAAATGAATACGAATTAGTCCTTACAACGAGGGCTACGAAAGAGATAGCAAAGCGTTATGGCGGTTTATCCGACCTTGGCGACAAGCTTATGCAGGCAGAGAATTTTGAGAAAGCCATTGATGAGGTGACTTATCTTATCTGTCTGCTGGCTAATCAGGGTGTGGAGATACATAATTTGCGTTATCCCGATGATAAGCGTCAGACACTTACGGCTGAATTTGTGGAGCTTATGACATCTCCGTATGATCTTGCAAAATACAAGGACACCATTATGCAGGCGATGTACAAGGGCACAAAGCGTGAGATCGAAAGCGAGGAAACTCCAACAAAAAACACACGGGTCGGGTAAGTGATGAGGAATCATTTGCCCGACTTATATTCTACGGCGTGACGCTTCTCGGAAGAAGTGAACGTGAAGTATGGCTTATGCCTATCGGCGAACTTCTCGACCAGTGGGAGATATACAAGCAGTGGAACGGGCTGGCTAAGGCTAAGCGTGAAGTGTTTATTGATGAGGTTATTCCGAGGGGGATATGACGATCGTGGGGTTGTATTGGGTTAAAAGATGTGGTATAATGGATTTATAAGGGTAGTTGATCTGCCCGACAAATCGGAATTTGAGAAGTTAAGTGAATGGGATATCACGATACAAGATACCATGGAGGAATATGATA